TTGCAAGTACCACAGTCAATAGAGGATTATTGAGATTGACTGGAATTGGTACAGGAGTTTACCATAGTTTTAAAACAGTCAAAACTAATGTAGTTAACGCAGAGGCCCATAAGAATACAGTTACTGTGGCAACTGCTTCTACACATGGATTGAAATTTAATGACAATGTAACAATCGATGTTCAACCAGGAATTGGTACTACTGTTACCGTCAAATATAATGACTTTAATAGAAGAATAGTATTTGATCCCAAATCATTTGTGGCAGGTAATGTTGATATTACTGCTAATACTATTGAAATTACAAATCATGGATTGAATACTGGTGATAAAGTAATTCATACTGCTACATCTGCATCAGGTGGATTAGAAGATGAGAAAATGTATTATGTCTTTAAGTATTCTACGAGTAAAATTAAATTATGTTTGAGTAAATATGAATCGGAACAATTTGAACCTGAATTTGTAAATATAACTTCTGCATCTGCAGGAACCTTATCTCCTATTAATCCTTTAACCAATCTTTATAAGAACAATACTGTAAGATTTGACCTATCAGATCCTTCCTTAGCTAGTTTTGTGGGAGTATCTTCTTACTCTGCTTTTGATCTTAATCTTTATAGTGATAGTAAATTCAGTAATGAGTTCTATTCATCATCTTCCAGTAATACTTTTGAAGTATCTAAGACTGGGGAAGTGGGTATTACTACTAATGCAGGATTAACTCTAAGTGTCAGTAAGGATATACCTCAAGTATTATACTATAAATTTACTCCTATTAATGAATCCTTAATTACAGAGAGTAAAAAAGGAATTGTTATTGATAAGGAGATAGAAGGATATAACCAAATCGGAATTAAAGATAGTCTTTATTCAGGAACTTTTGCAGTAGCAGGTATTGGAACTACTACCACCTTTAGTTATAATTTGGTAAATCGTCCTGAAAGACCTTCTTACAGCGAGTCTGAATCATTATTAGAATATTCTACTGATTCAAGTACTGCATACGGTGCAATTGCAGATGTGGAAGTAAAATATAAAGGAAGTGGATATAGTGAAATAGTGGGTGTATCCTCTATTAATAGTGGATTGGGAACTAATTCTATTCTAGAACCATCTAGTACGAGTATCGGTAAAATACTTTCAACTGAAATTGAAAATATTGGATTTAATTATTCAGCTGATAATACTCTTCGTCCTGTTGCTAATCTACCTGAAATACTAAAGATTGAATCTCTAACATCTTTTGAGTCAATTGGAATTAGTTCAGCAGGTAAAAATTATACAATAGCACCCAATTTAATTGTTCTTGATGGATTTACTGGTAAGCAAGTAAAAGAGGTTGATTTAGAATATGAAATTGGTGATCAGCAAGTCACTATTTTAAAGAATACAAAGGGAATGTATAATACTACTCCTACACTTATACCTACGGGTAATGTGAATGGAATAGGGATTAATACTATTACTTATGATTCAAGTACTCAAGATGTAACTATTGGTTTAAATACTGCTTTTAGTGATTCATCTCCATTTAGTGTTGGTGATAAAGTTCTCATTGAAAATATAAGTGTTGGTGTAGGTACTACTGGATATGGATATAATTCTTCTCAGTATGATTATTCACTCTTTACGTTAACTGCAGTAAATGTTCCTCTTGGTGGAGGAGTAGGATTTGTCACTTATAGTTTGGCGGGACTTTTACCAGAGAATGCATATCCTGGCAATCAAGATGTATTGAACTCAGCTGGATCAATTATCCCTGAAAAATATTTCCCCCAGTTTGATATTAAACTGCAAAAGAATAACTTTATTCAAGGAGAGCAAGTTACATCAGGAACTAAAGTTGGAAAAGTTGAAAGTTGGAATAAGAAGAATGAAACTCTAAAAATATCTTCATCAGATGAGTTTGATGTTGGTGATCTTATTGAAGGTACAACTTCTAGAACTGAAGGAACTATAGATTCTAAAATTAATTTTGAATCGGCAATTAATATTGGTGCAGGGTCTGTAGTCAAACAGGGATGGATGAGGGAAACAGGATTCCTGAATGATACTCTTCAAAGATTACCTGATAATTTCTACTATCAAAACTTCTCTTATTCATTAAAATCTCAAGTTTCCTTAGATGAATGGGATAATGCAGTAACTAATTTAAATCATCCTAGCGGGTTCTTGAAATTTAGTGATTTAATAGTAGAATCAAATTCTGATCGTGTCCCTACTTCCGCTAAAGACACTGATTTAGTGGCCTTTATTGATGCTATTGGAATAGTTGATGTAAATTGTTATCCAAGTTTTGATTTGGTTACAGAAAATTCTTTAAGTATCAGTGATGATAAAACATTATCCAATCAAATTTACTTTAATTCTAGAGTTTTAACAGATTACTACGAATCTGTTGGTAATAGGGTATTAACGATTGATGATTTTAGTACATCATTTAATAGTAATCCACGACCTACAAGATTTTCTGTTGTTGATAATTTCCCTATTAAGCACAGAAGTAAAAAATTCTTTACTTTAGTAAAAGATAAAACTTTTACTGGTGAAAGGCAAACCATGCTTGTTTCCTTACTGCATAATGATGGTGAAGGATATATGAACCAATACGGTAGAGTGGAAAGTGTAACTGATCTTGGAAGTTTTGATTTTGCCATAAGTGGTAATAGTGGACAACTTCTTTTCTATCCTACAAAATATACTGTTAATAATTACAACGTAAGTGCTGTTAGTTTTGATATAATTGGTTTTGCTAATACTACAGGTATTGGATCAACCACACTTGGTAATTTTGTTAATATTAATTCCACTCAAACCGCCGTCCCTACAGGAACTGCTACTACAATTGTGGGAATTGCATCCACATATAGAAGTTCAAAAGTTCTTGTTATGGTCAATGCAGATAATGGCAGAATGGAATATGATGAACTTAATATTATTCATAATGGAACAGACGTTGATTTACTTGAATATGGTCAAATAACAACTGATGATACGGTCAATGCTACAGGTGCTGGTCTGGGTACATATACTGCATCCATGGCTACAGGAGATATAATAGTCCAGTTTGTTCCTCATACAGGTATTGCTGCTTCTGTAGATACTTTAAGAGTTTCTATAGCAGATACTGCTTCTGGTAGTACGGGAATTGGTACTCAATGGATTGGGAATGGAAATCAAGATCTTGCATTTATCGATTCTTCTTATACTAAGATTAATGCATCAGGATCTCCTACCGAGAATCTCATTGCTCAATATGATATCAATAATACAGTAGGTACTAATGATCATAATGGTGCTTATTATATCATCAGTGTAGAGGATATAACAAATGATCGTTATGAGATGTCTGAAGTAATTGTCCTTAATGATACTTCAGAAACTTATATAACGGAATATGGAAATCTTGCAACTGTGGCAGGATTAGGAACCGTCGGAGCTGCGGTTTCTTCCACTTGGACAAATCTATATTACACACCTAATCCTAGTATTGATGTTCAAGTTCGTGTTTTCCAGATGAGTTTGCAAATTGCTGCAGAAAATGATGCCATTACTTCTGTTGATGAAATTAGTATTGGTAATAATGCATCAATTAGTGGTGGATATGGTACATACGAAGGAACTGAAATCGATGTCCTGAGAGCATTTAATCTAACTCATGATGGAAGAAATATATTCGCAAGAGAGTTTGATGGCAGTGATTCTTCAGTGGTTAATCTCACAGACAATGAAATTACTATTCCAGAGCATTTCTTTGTTACAGGTGAAGAAGTTTCTTATGCATATGATGCTGATAGTGGAAGTGCCATAGGAATTGCAACTACTACCATTACTGGAATAGGAACAACTACTCTTCTTCCTTCTACCCTTTATGCTGTTAAGGTTAATGAAACTACTCTTCAGTTTGCTAAGACTGCAGAGGATGCCTTAAAGACTACTCCAAGTATATTACATTTAACTTCAGTAGGTGTAGGAGCAGCTCATACCATAACCGCAAGAAATCAAAATACTAAGTGCTTAATTGGACTTGATAATATTATTCAACAACCCATTGTTTCTACTGCTGTTACCACAGGAATAACATCTGCTTTAGGAACTGCTGAAGTGACGGTAAAAGTTGCTGGTGTTACTTCATTCTTTGGAGGTGATTTGATTAAGATTGATGAAGAGATAATGAAGGTTAATACAGTTGGATATGGAACTACTAATCACCTGTTAGTAAGTCGTGCATGGATGGGAACAGGACTGGGTATTCATACTGAGAATTCTATAGTTACTAAAGTTGAAGGTAATTATAATATTATTGATAATACAATTAACTTTGTTGCAGCACCTAATGGGCCCGCACCTATAAGTTCTACAACTAATGAACCTGATGATAGGGATTGGGTAGGAATTACTACTTTCTCTACTTTCCAAGGAAGAACCTTCATGAGAGGAGCAGCTGCAGACAGTAGTAATAGACCTTATGCAACCAACCAGATTTTTGATGATATTTCTGAAAATTTCACTGGAGTTGGTAAAACATTTACTTTAAAATCAGATGGGTCAAATGCAGTAGGATTCTCTACAAATAATGGAGTCATTCTTGTAAATGGAATATTCCAAGGACCAACTGGTGGGTTATCTACCTATCAGGATTATATCTTATCCGAAGGTTCAGGAATTACTACTATCACCTTTACAGGAACTGCTTCTTCACTCGCTAGTGATCCCAATAATTCCAATCTCCCTGTTGGTGGAGTAGTTGCATCAGTGGGTTCTACAGGAGGATTTGGTTATCAACCTCTTGTTTCTGCTGGAGGAACAGTTGTTGTTTCTGCTGCGGGTACAATTTCTTCTATTAGTATTGGCAACAGTGGTTCGGGTTACAGAGTAGGAGTTCAGACAACTGTTAATGTTGCTATTCAAACAGGATCTAATACTACCCCACGATTAATTGGTATTGGTACTGCTGCAATTACTGATGGTCATATCACTGGAATAGCCATTACCAACAGTCAAGTCATTTATGTACCAAGAGCAATCTATGATGTTGGTTATACCTCTACAACTGGTATCACAACAATCACTACAACGACAGCCCACGGTCTTCTAACAGGGCAAGAAGTTAAGGTATCAGGAATTGCATTCACATGTAATTATCTCCCTGCTGTGGGCGTTCAGAGTGCCTCCTACGACAGTACTACAGGTATCATGACAGTTACCACATCTAGTGCTCATGGTCTTACTACTTCTGCTACTGGCAGTGGTAAAAACGTGGTATTGAGTGGATTAGCATTTACTTGTGCCTTAGATGATGGTGCTGCTACTCATTCTTATCCAAGAACAAGTGACCCTGCATATGGTGGAACACCTGTCACGGGAGTTGCTAGTGTTACTCAGTTTACAGTCAATGTTGGTACTTCAACTGTTCCTACATTCTATGCGTCTGGTGGATATGCTCAACCTGCAATTATTGCTCCTAGAGATGAAAGTGGTGCAGCAAGTGGAACTGATCCTGCTGCTAATGGATCCACAGTTTTAACTGTAGGTACTACTACTTCCTTTACTATTAACAGTGGAATATCTACACGGGCTCACTTCTATTCCAGAGGAGGAACTGTTAATAGGCAGATGGATGTTATTATTGATGAACCCGTAGGTTATACAAATATTCCTTTAGTTTATAGTTCTTCAGGAACAACAGGAATAGGAACTCAAGCTACAGTTGATATTATTGTGGGTCAAGGATCAAGTGTTATTGGTTTTGAAGTAAAGAATACTGGTTATGGATATCAAGATGATCAAGTTTTAACTGTAGGTATTGGATCGACAACGGGTATTCCTACAGATTCTTCAGTTACTTTGGAAGAGTTTCAAATTACAATACAAGATGTATCTACGGATTCATTTGCTGGTTGGACATTTGGACAACTAGAAGTTCTTGATAAAATTCAAAGTGAATTTAATGGAACTAAGAAAGTATTTACATTGAAGAAAGATGGTTCTCCCATTACCATTAGAGCAAGAGAAGGATCAAGTATTGATGTTCAATCTACTATTCTAGTTTTCATTAACGATACTCTTCAAGTACCTGGTGATGGTTATACTCTTACTAATGGAAGTATATTAACCTTCCCAGAGGCTCCTAAGGGACGTGAAACCGATGGATCATTTGCAGGTGATACTTGTAAGATTCTCTTCTATAAAGGAAGTGGTGATGTTGATGTTACATTTAAGGAAATATTAGAGACTGTTAAAAAAGGTGACACTCTTCAAATTGGTGGGGACGGTGATCTTTGCACTGATTCGATAGAAGAAGGTGTAAGATTAGTAAAAGAAGTTATATCAACTGATATCGTTGATACTAATGCATATACAGGGGTGGGTATTAATGGAGACCCAAATTGTAAGAGATCAGTTACCTGGTGTAAGCAGGGTGTTGATAAGATTATTAATGGACAAGTAATCAGTAAGAGTCGTGAAGAATTAGAGGCATTAATTAATCCTACTACATTTATTATTCAATCTGTAGGAGTAGGGTCAACTGTGATATTCGTAGAGAGTGTAAGAACATTCTTTGATCCTAGTAATGAAGATCAAACAACTGCCAAGACTCAAAAGATTTCTATAACTTCTCAAGATAACATTGTTGGGGCCTCGGCAACTGCTGTTGTATCTGCTGCTGGTACAATTTCTGCTGTAACAGTGAGTTTAGGGGGAACAGGATATACTGCTGCTCCTAATGTGATTATCGGTACTCCAGTTGGTTTAGGAACAACAACTAGAGCGTCTGTTACTTCTACTCTTACAGGAGATGCGGTTTCTGCTATTACTGTAGTCTCTCCTGGTACAGGATATACTACTACTTCTGTTCCTGAAGTTCTTATTGAAGTTCCTTCCGTAACAAGAGAAATAAATGATTCTTCTACTTATGAAGGTGACTTTGGAGAAATTGTAGGAGTGGGTACAACGTGTGTTGGTGTTGCCTCTACAGGTATTGTATTTGATATGTACATTCCAACTAATTCATTCTTAAGAGATACTGATATAGTAGGAAGTGCTGTTACCATTAGTGGTATTCAAACTGGCTATTACTTTACAGTTTCTGGTAGTAAT